CAATTTGAGGTAGTACCGCAGGTATTAGATGGATTAACAAAGGATCAGTGCCTAGAACTATTTGATACAGACTTTACAGGAGTTACAGGTCCAGATGAGGACGGATTGTACACAGCAGATGAATCTGCCCTAGAACGTGCTAGGAATCTTAATAGATTTGAGACTACAGATCAAGAAGATCCCACAGTATGACCTATCAGGAAGGATATAAACGTGATATTCATACATGCCCCAAATGCCAGTGTGTAGTAGGTGAGTATCACAAATGTCCTTACGATAAGATGAGACCCAGAATATCAGCAAGGTTCAAGTTTATAGGAGATCTAGTTATTATCCTAATAATCTCTGTTATAGGGTACTTCACATTTAACTTCGTACAGGAGATAAGGATAGAAAAGACTATAGAATTACCTCCAATCATTATAAATGAACATACCGAATAAAATTAAAATTGGAGCGATTGTATATGATGTGGTAATGCAGGATGAGGTAGACGATGGAGACTCTCATGGCAAGATAGACTGGAATAGAGATGAAATCGTGATAGATGAGAATCTAAGTATAGGAAATCAGGAAAGAGCCTTTTTACATGAAATGATTCATGCAATTAATACACAGTTAGACGAGGGGGAAGTTGATTACTTAGCTGGTGCACTTCACCAGATATTAAAAGAAAATGACCTCATTAGATGAACTACTAGACAAACGAGCCAATATACTACGAAAGGCTAAAGCAAATCGTAAATTACAATCTGCATTAAAGGACAAATGTAAAGACGATATATTCTTTTGGCTAGAAAACTTCGTATGGATATATGAACCACGAAAGTCACCGCCTAGAATACCAATGTCAGTAGAGAATAATTTTGAATACCAGGTAGATATTATAAATAAGTTAGTTGAGTGTATTGAAGATGGTAAAGACCTGTTCATTGAAAAATCACGAGATATGGGACTATCATGGTCCATCATGGTTGTATTTACATGGGGTTGGTTGTTTCATGGTTGGAACACCCTAGTGGGTAGTAGAAAAGAGGAGGAAGTGGATAAATTGGGCGATCTAGGGGCTTTAATGCCTAAGTGCAGGTTTATCCTCAGTAACTGCCCTAAGTGGATGCTACCAACGAATTTTGAGCTTACAAAGCATGGTACGTTCAAAAACATCTTAAACCCAGTAACAAGAGCTACAATCTCTGGTGAATCTAATAATGCACAGTTTGGTACAGGTGATAGAAGAAAAGCTATTGCTATGGATGAGTTTGCTAAATGGGAGCACACTGACAGGAACGCCTGGACTTCAGCAGCACAAACATCTCCTTGCCGTATAGCACTATCAACACCATTCTTTAAAAACAATAAATTCTATGAACTTTCGAAAGATCCAAACATTGAGCGACTTAGAATTCATTATACGGCTAACCCCGCAAAAGATGAGAAGTGGGCTGACCAGCAAAGAGGAAGAATGTCTGACGAGGAGTTCGCTCAGGAGCTTGATATTGATTACTCTGGTACTTTATCTGCTGGGGTATATACAAATGAGCTCTCAGTTTTAAAAGCAAGAGGTGGCATCACAAAGAAGCCAATGTTTTCAAACAAGTCACCGATATATATATCAATGGACTTTGGAATGGGAGACCTAACTGCAATGGTTTGTTTTCAAATATTGGGGTGGTCAGAAGAAATACATATCTTCGATTGCTACCAAAATAAAAATCAACCTATCCAACACTATATAGATTGGATCAAAGATCCAGACAGAGTATGGAATAAACGAATTGATGGAAAATATATAGATGGCTGGGAAGATATAGTTTTAATACCAGATCCTAATCAGGCTACGAACAGAGAAATGTCTACAGGTAAGAGTCTTCATCAGATCTTATCGGAAGACTTTGTTGTAGAAGATGTTCGTATAGGAAAGATTGAGGGAATTTCAGAAGTTAAAAAGATTTTCCCAAGATTATTTATCGCAGATCCAGAATTGAATCCGAACATGAATGACTTCATTGATGCTTTAGAGGGTTACCACTACAAGTATGATGAGATTAGAGGAGAGTACAAACCTGATCCAGTACATGATAAAAACTCCCACATGTGCGACGCATGGAAATATGGCGTAGCATTTATCAAAGATCCTCGTGATTATGAAAGAACAGTCAAACCAATAATTTATAATGAACAAGAAATTTCCTCAGCAGGAATATGACGATAAAAAAACCAATAAAAGTCACAAGAAAAAAAATCAAAGGTAGTGTTGAACAATGTTTATTCAATAAAGGTTTAACATCTAACGAAGGTGCTAAGTTGTTATCTTTACAAGTCTTAGTTCTACAGGAACTAGGTTCAGATATTAAAATAATTAACTCCAGCAAAGCTGGAGAGATTATTGGATTAGTGGGAGATAAAAAAGATATAGATGAAGCTATTAAATATTTGAACCAAGATGTCTAAAATAGAAGAAATAGGAATCAACGAAGACCCAAAATCTCCTCAGCCTAGTAATCAATCATTGCCTAGAACTGAGAAGGTTAGTCAATTACAAACGAAGTTAACTAATCTTATTAATATTCGGAACAGATCTTATCCGATTATTCGTGATAGAGAGTTAATTGATTACTGGGATGATTCGATGAAACGATTCACTCAATTTAAACAACGACCTTCACACAAAGAAGTATGGCAAGCTAACACTGCATCTACTACCCCTGCTGATAAACTTATAGGAATACTTTCAAAATTGGCGGCTCAAGGAATGGAAGCTCAGGTTATGTCTACAACTGAGGTATCTTTCCTTGCTAGTGAAAAAGAACGTATCTTAACATCTCTATTAAAAGTAGCTGGTGCTAAGAATGATGATGATAAGCAATTAGTTCTTGAAATGTTTACCGCCCTTTCTAAAGGAACAGTAATTGGTTTTGAAGGATGGTTTCATGGTGATAAAGAAATTAGAACAGTAACAGATCAAGACTCTGAAACAGGTGAAGTTAAATTTAAAAAAGAAAAAGTTAAAGAATGGAATGATGTTATTTCAACAATCGTTCCAACAGAAAACTTCTTTCCAGGAAATATCTGGGTAAGACCAGCAGAGATACAGGATATGGATGAATGTGCAGTTAGAGAAGTTATTTCAAAAGACCAGTTTGATTTGAAGTATGGGAAGTTCCCAGATGCAAGCAAAGTAACTGTACGAAATGATATTGTCGGTCAGGAAAAAGATGAGAAGGAACTCTTTTACATGATTCCAGATGGTATCGCTGATGATGAGGTAGAGATATGGCAATACTTTAACAAGGCTACTGATGAGTATATGATCTTGGCAAATAATATTTGGATCAATCCAATTGGTGATGCAGAGGTTGCACCACTATGGTGGAATCATAAGAAGCTACCTTTCTGGGCTGGAGTCTTTGAACCATTCGCTGAGAACTTCTTTTATGGAAGATCATTACCAGATAAGTTAGCAAGCCTTGTTGATATCAATGATGCTCTATTTGATAGAATCTTAGATCAACTTGCAGTTTCAATTCACAAACCAATCGTTACAACCAAAAGTGCTACATCAATCACTAAGGGTTATATGTCACCTAACAATGTCATTCAAGTTAAGGGTGCTAACTTAGCATCAGACTTTAAGACATTAGATGTATCTGAGCCATCACAAGCTCATATACAAATGTTAGGGGTTATTCAGCAACGAATGGAATCAGCATCTATTGCATCTGAAGCTATTGGTAGAGAATCAGCTAAGGAAAAGACTGCTACAGAAATTTTACAAACAAAAGAATCAGCATTAGAACTTGTCTCTTTGTTCTTGAAGTTTATGGAATTTGGTGCAAGAGATAAGAACAGATTAAGATTGGCAAATATTTACAGTTTTATACTTTACCAGAACATAAGAAGGATAAGGATGTTAAGTTTAAGAAGTTTGTCTTATTTGATAGTTCACTTAAACGTGGAGCTGATAGACAAGAGATTGTATTTACAACTGAGGACTTAGGACAAGTACAGTCAAGATTACAAGCAGAATCTCAAAAGACTCCTGGTCAACCAGAAAAGATTGCTATCTCTCCAAGTTTCATTAGAGACTTCGTTGGAGATATTATGATTGTACCTACAAGTTCTGTTAAACAGTCTAAGAGTATGAAACAAGTTCTTGAGCTCAACTGGCAAAGAGTTATGGCTGAGTTATTCCCTGATAAGGTTAACAGAGATGTTGCCTTTGAAGATGTTGCAAAGGTATTCGATAAGAATGTTAATCGAGTTAAAAATAAACCACAGGAAGAACCAGAACCTGGTATTCCAGGCGTGGATGAAGAAGGACCTGGAGGAGCACCACAACCAGCATCACAAGTTGCTGGAGGTGGAGGGTCACAAGCTGAGATTCCTAGCCTAAGAGACTTAGCACAACAAGCATGAAATTCCTAAAATTATTTAGGAGGAAAAAAGTTGAGTTAGTAAGCATGACAGAGTTAACAGAATGGCAGATCTATCAAGAGATGTCTCATGTAGAAAGAATCAAAGACTTACTAAAATTAAAAGAACAAGTTGGATATATTAAATTTGCGGAATCAAGAGGAGAGCAAACTGAATGGTTAGGATATGCTCAATTCGCAAAAGACATTCTGTATCAGATGGAACATGCAAACGAGGAGATCATTAGATTAACCGAAAAACCCAAAGTTGAAGAACCGAGGGGATATAAGGAAAACATATAAAGGTCGGATTAACTAATGAAAGGAAAAAATATGAAGCTAAAAAATATAGGACCTAATGTCTATGACATGGTAGTTACGAAGACTCCTATATCTGCACCTCAAAAGTCACCAAACCCAGAACAGATTCCTGATCCATCAAACCCAGGTAATAAAATACCTAATCCACATTTGTTTGTGAAGGCTGATAGGATCGTATGGAAAAAAGGAGAAACACTAGAGTTTGGCAAAGACAAAGACTACAATGAAGAACAGGGTGAATACCTATACAAAATGTTAGGTGTACCTGAACATGGTGGTATTGGAGCAGATGGAAGACCAGTAACAAATAAGAATTACATCATCGAATTAGATGATAAGGGGGAAGAAAAGAAAGATAACTTGTTTATCAAAACAGGAAGATCTAAGAAGGAAAAGGAAGTATTCGCTAACACTCCCTCAGCACATCAGTTCGAAGCATCTGATAGTGCACCGCAAGCGTAAATTGACAATTTAACCGATATGTTTGGAGCGTCCTACAAGGAGATAATATCTCTTTATAAGACTCTCTAAGCGTATCTTTGACTTATGTCGCAGGATATGGACAACTCCTGCCTAAATATTTAGTCCCTAACTAACATAATTAAAAAGATATGACTGAGGAGACTAAGACTGTGGAACAAACCACTACTCCGTCTCAAAATGAGGAAACAAAGTCAGATACTACGGTCAGTCAAGACCCTAACACTGAGTCATCTGAGTCTTCCCAAGTCACGCTTTCGAAAGAGGAACATGAAGCTTTATTGAAATCCAAAGAAGTTGGAGATACATATAAGGCTGAAAACGAAAAGTTTCGAGAACGTGAAAAAGCGGAAAGACTAAAAGAATTTTCACCACAACAGGAAACTCAAGCTCAGGCAGAACCAGCTCAACAATATGTTGACGATGATCAAGTACAGAAAATTCAAGACGATTATTCTCTTAGGAGAAAATCTGTATTGAGTCAACGAGAAAATGATATTAATAGTTTACCTGAAGATCAATGGCAAAAGATTAAGCCAATGCTTCAAGGTTCATTAGATGGAGTTTACTCAAATGCTGTACGAGACAATCGATACGTTGGTGAATCTGAGTTAAATAGCATAATTGATAATCTTATTACTTATGCGAAAGGTCCAGAGACTTCTGTTGATGCTGAAAGTGCTCGTCTTGCTGGACAAGCTGACATGATAGCAGCAAATGCTGCTGGATCTGTTGGTGCACCATCAGGTGCAGTTACACAAGGCGATTCGGTTGGTGTTACCGACGAAGACCGCCAAACTGCGGAAGCTACAGGAGGAATGGTTTCTCCTGAGAGGTTAGCAGAAATAAGAAAAAATAAAGCGGAAAGAGAAAGGGAATATCAGCCACGATTGTAATAATTAACAGACAACAACATGGCTTTCCGATTAAGTCGATATGCAGTTGCAGGAACAGGTCCATCTTATCAAACAGTAGTAATTGATAACTCCGACGTAATTGAAGTTGGAGATTATGTAAAAATGCGAAATGGTAATTTGGAAGTTGTTACTGCTGGAGACGCTGGCTCAGGTGTAGTAGTAGACGTTGTTAATAGCAATGGTCTATCACTAGCTCCTGAACAGGGATCTATCGCAAGTGCAGGTTCAGCTACTATTTCTAGTGGCGTAGTAACTGTTGCATCAGACAACGAAACTGTTGATCTTATCGCTGCAAAAATTGATATGTCACCATTCGCTGTTTATTCAGCAACTGTAACAGGTACTATTAATACTACCGCTACATCAGCAAAACCTGGTGCTTACATCAATACAGATGATGAGAACTCAATTGACGAAACAACTGCAACAAGAACAATAGGTACAGGTGGGCAATTCGTAACCTTCCCATCTTTAACTCCAGCTAATGGAGCTCGTGATGATAACGATACAACTAGACTTCTAGTAGTTATCAACGAACATGAGTTCTGGAATAATGGAGCTGCTCTAGCTTAATTAACTTAACGATAATATTATGGCAAATGGACAAGCAAATATTCAGACTCGAGCTTCGTTGGGTGACTTAGGTAGACGAGGTTTAGGTCCAGTTTTCGAAGATGTCTTCGAACAGAACTTGATCAAATTCGAGGGAATGAATAACGTCCAGAGATTAGTAGACTTCAACAACACTGATAACTCAGTGCTACGAACTACTGGTTTAACTGGATATGGATTCTTAAATGAATTCGAAGAAGGTGATGCGATCCCACAGGATCAAAACATCAAAACATTCGAAACCACATTCTCAATTAGAGACTATGGTAAGAATATTACTGTTACTGATGATATGATTCAGGACAGACAGAGACTAGGTGGAAAAATTGAAGAAATGGCTAACCTATCTCGAATGGTAGATATCACTAAAGCAAAGCACGCAATGATGAATTTCAACGCTGCTTTTGGTACAACTGCTCAAGTTGGTGGAGCTTCGCTTCATAGATACAATGCAGAGCAACTTTGTACTACTTCTCATGCGAGAGCTGATGGTGGTACTGCTCAGTCAAATCAAAGTGCTACAAATATCACTTTGACTGAACTTAACTTAGAAACTCAAAGACTACTATTAGTTAAGCAATTAACTGACAATGGTCTTCCAACTATCGACATGGGTGCAATCACATTGGTTGTACCAGATGACTTGGAAAAGAACGCTGTAATCTTTACAGGTTCTAAACTAAGAGCATCTACTGCTAACAACGATTTGAACTTCTATCAAGGAAGAATCAATGTTATCAGTTCTCGATGGCTTGATGCTATTGGAACTAATGAAGGTTCTGCAACCGCTTGGTTCTTAGTAGCTCAACTACCAGGACAAGGTAAAGCTCTACGAGTTTACCAAATGGGTGGACCTAGATTCCATCAAGCAGATCCAGATTCTAAAACTTGGAATTTGAACTTCAGCGTGAAGAATAGATACGCTGTAGGTAATGCTGAATGGAAAGGTATCGTAGGCAGCGATGGTACAGGAAGCTAAGAGACAATAAACTAAACTCAGTTGATTAATAGGTGGGGGTGTGTCTCACCCCCTACCTACAACTAATTAATTAATGAAAGATAAGAAAGTATGGAAAAGAAATTCAAACTATACAATTCTGATACGAGTGATATTGGTGTAGG